GGCGCAGGAAATTTCTTGACAGCTGATTTGCAAGTTTCAACGTATTACACCGACTAAGGAGAAAACACATGGCAACAACAATCATCACCGGCAGAGACATCACCTTCACAATTGACGGCGATGACTTTGATGCTCAAGCAACTTCAGCGACTTTGACAGTCGATTCAACAATCAACACTTATCAAACACTTGACGGAAAAGCGTACTTTACAACTGATACTCAAGGCACATTTGCCGTTGAAATGCTGGCCGATTGGGGAGCAGCATCATCATTGTGTGAAGCACTTTGGACAGCTGCAACAAACGCACCAAACACAGGATTGCCTGTTGTATTGGTAGCAGACTCAGGCGCATCATTTGCTTTTGATGTCCAGCCAATTTTGCCATCAGCCGGTGGCAGCGCACCAGATGCACAAACTGTCTCACTTTCATTTACATGTGTGACAACACCCGTTTTAACAATTAGCTAATAAAGGAGATCGGGAGCATGAGAATACCAATCACAATCGAATACAACAGCGGCGAATCTGAAACCTATTTGGCACAACCACCAGAGTTTGTAAAATGGGAGCAGAAAACAGGTTTTACAATTCAACAAATTCAAGAGAAATTGGGATTGTCTGATCTAATGTTTTTGGCGTATCACGCAATGAAACGTGAATTAGCTGGAAAACCGGTTAAGCCGTTTGAAGTATGGATGGAGACAGTCACAGATGTGGCAACTGGGGATGACAGCCCAAAAGTCACAAGCGCGGAAGCCTGAGCCATTTAATTGTTGAGCTGGCAATTGCCACTCACATCCCAATGAGCGAATGGACAAGCGCAGAGGATATTCTTTCGGCTTTAGAGATATTGGAGAAACGGAATGGCGTTTAAGGCAACCAAAGGCCAAGGCTCATTCCGCATTGAATTAGAGCCTTATGCTTTGACAAATTTAATTCGCACCCTCAATCTTATGGACAAAGAAACACAAGGTCGTGTCAGAGATGCGGCCCAGCCGCTATCCAAAAGATTTGCCGGTCAGCTGATGATGTTTGGTAATAGCTCACCAACGCCACAAACAAAATTGGTTTTGCAATCTATAACAATTCCACGGGATCGATTGATCCGCGTTGATATTGGTGGGCCAAAGAAGGTTGGTCGGCCATACGGCGGCACGGCAAGCAAAAGCGGAAAAGGCAACAAGGTTGGCCGTACGGCCGCACCAGCTGGCGCATTACTTTGGGGTTCCGAATATGGATCACATTCCGGCATTGATAGAGCTGGACGCAAATACAGTAACCGATTTAAGGCTCCCCAAAATCGTCAAGGTTATTGGCTTAACAATGCTGTTGATTTTTACGCTCCCATTGTGGCAAAGGAATACATCTCAATTGTTCAGGGAATAATTAAAGATTTGAGGCTTGACTAATGGCCGGTATTCCAAAAGTAAAGATTACCTTTGACGCTGATTTTGATGACCTCAAAAAAGGAATCAAAGGCGGTCAAGCTGAGGTCGAAGGCTTTGGTGCAAAGGTTGGCGAATTTGGTAAAAAAGCCGCTGCCGCTTTTGCCTTAGCCGCTGCCGCTGCCGTTGCTTATGCTGGCAAATTGTTGATCGATGGCGTTAAGTCTGCCATTGCCGATGAAGCTGCTCAATCCAAATTGGCCACGACATTGCAAAATGTCACTGGTGCAACAACGGCGCAAATAAAGGCAACCGAGGATTATATCACCAAGACATCTTTGGCCAACGGAATTACCGATGATGTTTTAAGGCCATCGCTAGACAGACTGGTCAGATCAACAAAGGATGTGACAGAAGCACAAAGATTGCAACAGCTGGCATTAGACATTGCAGCTGGCACAGGTAAAGATTTGGGAGCTGTAACAGAGGCATTGGCAAAAGCCTATGACGGCAATTTTGGAGCGTTGAAAAAACTTGGCGTGCCGCTTGATGAAAACATTTTAAAGACAAAAGACTTTGATGCAGCTGCCGCTGCATTAGCTGCCACATTTGCTGGTCAGGCAGCAACACAGGCCGACACATTTGCCGGCAAAATGGCACGACTTAATCGGGCATTTGATGAAGCCAAAGAAACCGTTGGATCGTATGTGCTTGATGCCATCACACCATTGCTGAGCGCGTTTGTTGATAAAGGCGTGCCAGCAATCACCCAATTTGCCAATTCTTTAGGCGAGAAACTAGGGCCAGCATTTGCACAAATCTTTAAGTTTGTGCGTGATGATCTGTTGCCCGTCTTGATAACATGGTGGAAGTTTCTTTATGAGGAAGTTATTCCAGCCATCATTTCGGTTGTTGGCCCAATCTTGCTTTCCATTAAATCGGCATTTGATAAGGTTTCGGGAGCGATTAAAGATAACTCAACAGAGCTGCAACCATTTTTTGATCTATTGAAAAAGGTTTGGGAATTCTCCAAAAAGTATCTGATCCCAGAATTTAGCGGCCCATTTGTTTTTGCCTTGAACGCCATTGCCACATTGGTTGCAACCTTAATCACAGGGTTTTCGCAGCTTGTTGGATTCATGGCTAAGGCTTTTACTCAAGCCGAAAAGATTGTCAATTTAATCAAAAACAACGAGGACATTTTTGCCGGTCAAGCTGGCATTTTGGGTTTTGCTTTAGGCAAAATAACAGGCAAAGCCAATGGTGGGCCAGTTATGAGTGGAAGTTCATACATCGTGGGCGAGCGCGGCCCTGAGTTATTTACGCCAAATGCAAGCGGCATGATCACACCAAACAATCGTATGGGCGGTGGCAACACCACGATCAATCTCAATGTAACCGGTGCAATTGATCCTGAAGGAACAGCTCGCAGCATCATCAATTTGCTCAATAACAGCTTTTATCGTGGCACGGGCGGCTCCACGGCATTGGTTAGCTGATGACAGTATTTAACCCAGTTTGGCGTGTAACCATTGGCGGCGTGGAATACCAAACGGCTATTCTGGCAAATCTCACAATTACAAGCGGTCGTACAAACATTTATGAACAGGCTCAAGCCGGATACATCAATCTTGAGCTTATCAACTTAGATCAATCAAATGTGCTTATTGAGATAAACAATGCACTTACCATCGAGCTGCAAGATTCTACAGCTACATTTGTGCCCATTTTTGGCGGCTCGGTTGTCGAGGTTGGCATTGCCGTAGCTGAGGTTGGATCGGTTGCTTACGCACAGCGCATCAAAATCATTGCACTAGGTGCATTGGCTAGATTGCCAAAAGCATTGACCGATGGCGTTTTGTCACAAGATTTTGATGGCGATCAGATTTTGACAATTTTAAACAATTTGTTGGTCGATTCATGGAATGAAGTACCGGCAGCTTTACAATGGCAAACTTATGATCCGACAACACAATGGCAAAATGCAGAAAATAACGGAGTCGGTGAGATCGACACACCGGGAAACTATGAGCTGGCACAGCGGTCATCTAGTCGAACCGATGTTTATTCATTGGTTGCAGCTTTGGCCACATCAGGATTGGGCTACATTTATGAATCGCCAACGGGCCAAATTGGCTACGCCGATTCAACTCATCGATCAATCTATCTCGCCACCAATGGCTATGTGGATTTGACAGCCAATCACGCAATTGCACCGGGTTTAAGTATCCAACAGCGAGCCGGTGATGTCCGAAACGACATCACCATCAAATACGGCCAAAATAGCACTTTAGAAACGAGTGCCAGCGATGCAGACTCAATTTTAGAGTTTGGGCAACTCTCGCAAATTTTTACAACCACAATCAAACATTTGGCCGATGCCGATGATCAAGCTGATTTTTATTTGACTTTGAGATCGTATCCACAGTTTAATTTTAACGACTTTACATTTGAGCTAACAAACTCAGAATTAGACGATGTTGATCGAGATGCTTTAATCAACATTTTTATGGGCATGCCAACGCGGATCACCGATTTGCCGTTAAACATGTCTGCCGGCACTTATTTGGGCTTTGTCGAAGGTTGGACATGGCGTGCCGCATACAACAGCGTTTCTGTCTCGGCTATCATTTCTCCATTGTCATTTAGCTTGCAAGCCATGCAATGGCAAGATGTACCAATAGCGGAGGCGTGGAACACAATCAGCGGAAGCCTAATTTGGGCTGATGCGTTAGTCGTAGCATAAGGAGAAAACATGAGCAATCCGACAACACCGTTTTCGTGGCAAATGCCAACGGCAACGGATTTAGTTACAGATTTACCAGCTGACTTTGAAGTGTTTGGTCAAGCTGTAGCAACAGATTTAGCCGATTTATTGGGTGGGCCATCAGGTTACATTTTGTCAAAGAATTCAGCGACCGACATGGATTTTGTGTGGATCGCGAATGATGTCGGTGACATTACAGCCGTTACAGCTGGCACCGGTATTTCAGGCGGTGGCACATCTGGAGCTGTAACAATTACAAACTCGATGGCAACAGCGATTGATGCAAAAGGCGATTTGGTTGTCGGTACAGGTGCCGATGCATTTAGCCGTTTAGCCGTTGGTGCCACAAATGGCATGGTTTTAACTGTCGATAGTGCTGAGGCAACAGGCTTGAAGTATGCAACACCAACAGCACCACCAACAATCAAAACTGTCAGAAAATCATCAGATCAGACAGTTACATCGAGCACCACATTGGTCAATGATTCACAATTATTGTTTGCCGTGGCAGCTAGTGAGACTTACATTTTCCAAGCTTGGCTTTACACATTTGCAGCTGATGGCACACCAGACATCAAAGTGACATTTACCGGGCCAGCCGGATCGACTGTTTTGTGGTCATCTAGCCAAGTAATTTTTAACGCGGCGGCGGCAACAACTCTCACAG